GTGGCGGGCGCGTCAACAGTGAACATCACGCTGGACTACTACTCGGTCGGCAGTGCGAACAACAACCTGAAGCTGAAGTTGATCGACCTCACCCATGAGATCGAGGAGATCACCTTCACGATTTCTGCAGTGCCCTACATCATTCAATCACAGGGTCGAAGTGATCCTTGGTACAGCAATCCCGCATAAGGAGACACCATGAGCAAGATTCTCGATCCTGATCTGTTGACGTACATCGTGGATGGTTCGCCAGTGGCGCAGAACCTGCGGTTCAACACGACCAACAAGACGATCCAGCTCGTGGCGGGTGGCTCGCTGGTGGCGAAGGATGGCGTGACTGGGCAGTGTCTGTTCTCGAAGATCAAGGAGGTGATCAAGAACGACGCCGACCTGATCAAGTACGCGCTGCCGGTGCGCGAGATGATCCACGACGAGTCGATGGAGCTGGTCAACGGCTGGACCTTCTACGACGCGACCACGCTGAAGATGATCCGTGACTGCGGCGTCGCCTACGTTAATGCTGCAGGCGCTTTCACGGCGATGTTCGCCTGCTTCTATACCAACGGTGCGGTGCTCACAGGTGCTCCATACTTCGTACAGAGCAGTGCAAGCAACGCCACCACAGCAGCGTTCACGCACGTCAACATCGGCGCGAGCTTCGGCATCAACGAGCTGGTGCAAATCTACTCGGACACCAACGGCGACGGCACCCCCGACTACGACTACCGCAGCTACGTCAAGCTGTTCCTCCGTGAGCAGGGCTACACCTACTCCGAGCAGAACAACACCGAAATCGGTTACCCGAACCTGACCTACAAGAAGTACGTCTTCGCCTTGACCCATGCAGTCGATGCCGGCGTGACCAAGAACGACGCGACGGTGGATGCCTACACCGGCATGACGATCACTTGGTACGTGGGTGCTCAGTCCGCTTCCCTGGGCACCAACGGCCCGTACAACTTCCACCTGTTGATCGACGCCAACGGCCACACCTACGACGAGGTGTACTCCTGGGTGCAGCGTCAACTTCGCAGGAATGTCGACATCGACGCAGGCGCGGGCAACCGCACCGGGCAAGTGGCACCTGCGCTGGTGTTCATGGACGGCCAGACGCTCAAGACCAAGCTGCAGGCCGAGGGTGGCGTTCACATCGTCAACCTGTCGGGCTCGAGCCTGAACAACGTCGCCGAGGCGGACGACACGGGCGCCTACCGCACCTACCCGTACACCGCCTCGGTGAGCTTCGAGTTCGACAGCTACCTGCAGGCGGACGGCGCGAACGGGAAGTTCTGGATCTACGACGCCGCGACCTATCCTGGCGCGGGCGCAACGCTGCTCAAGGACGCGAGCAACAACGACATGACAGGCACCATCACCGGACTCACCAACGGCGCCAAGACCTTCACCTACACCTACCCCGGCTCGGACAAGAACTGGATCGGGGTGGCGGTCGGAAAGGACCAGGCGAAGATCGCAGTGGCCTCGGGCACCATCGCACAGTCCACTGGCAACAAGGGCGTGTTCGTGGCGGGTCTGGAGCGCTGGTACTCGAACCCGGTCTAACCCGACCATCAGGACTGACTGATGGCCTTCTCGTTCGACGGCTCGAACAAGCTGATCGTGCTCTCCGCGGGCACGGTCAGCGTGGTGCTGGCCGACCTCTACAGCCGCTACAAGGACTGGCTGCTGACCGGCAACGCCGGGTACGCCCAGGCGTTCAGCACGGTGGGTGGCGAGCCGATCGACGAGGGGGCCGGCACCCTGGTGCCGCTGTACCTGTTCTTGCTCAACGGCTGGCGCATTCGGCCCCAGGAGGCCAACCACACGCTGTCGGTCACCGGCGGCTCGCTGGTGGTGGCCGGCGGCGGCGACCCGTTCGCCGACACGTTGGGCAACTACCGTGTGCGGGTGCGCTTCCAGCAGCCCGTGCAGGCGATCGGCTACTCGACCGTCGGCGGCGGTGGCGCCTCCGCAGGCGAGGTCGCTGATGCAGTTCTTGACGACACACGCTTCAAGCGTGTCCTGACAACCCCGAACTTCCTGGCACTCAAATGACAAGCAAAGTGACGATCATGCGCCGCTGGAACGACCCACGTATCCAGATCACGGTGACGCGCGAAGACATCTCGCTCGAAATGAGTCTGAGCGACTTCATCTATGCACTCACCGATGAGGCAGCGGAGCCGCTGGTTCGCGATGTGATCCAGATGGCGGGTAGCCCCGCTCTGGTCATGACCAAGGCCCAGCTCGAGCGCAAGCTGGTCGCCGCGATCGAGTCCGCACGCTCGCGGGCAATCTTCGAGAGGGCGGCAGAGACGATCGTCACTGCCGTCAAGCACGAAACGACGAAGTTGATGTAGCCTGGACAGTACGTCAGTCATCACTTACACTCAATCAACATTCGAGAGGACCGCCATGTCATCGTACAGCCACAGCACAGGCCCAATCACCAAAGTCGTTGTCGCCAACGGGCTCACGGGACTTGTCGAGGCATCCTCGGCAGTGTCGTCAATCACGGTCACCCGACCGGCCAACGCTACCGCCTACGCGGCACTCGATGTTGTCGGTGGGGTCATCAACTTCACGTCGATTGGCCCTGCCGGGGCTGGAATCAAACTGACTGGCGCTTCGCTCGCCTACAACGTCGCCTCGATCCCAGCCGGCATGACGACCTTCAGACTTCACCTTTACAACGCAACGCCACCCAGCGCGCTTGCGGACAATGCCCCGTTCGATCTTCCGGCTGGTGACCGAGCTTCGTACTTGGGCTACCTCGATCTGCCGACCATTCTTGACCTGGGCGCGACGCTGTTCACGCAGTTGGACAACTTCATCAAGCAAGTCAATCTGGCGTCGGGTCAGACATCGCTGTACGGATACCTTGTCACGACTGGCGGCTACACGCCTGCTGGTAGCAGCGAGACGCTACAGGTGACGCTGCGATCCACTCCGGTGTAAGCAAGACGCCGCATCTTCTACTTGCGCACATTCAGTAAGGGGTTTCATACTGGCACATGACACTACGGACGCACAGATAAGCCAACGATGAAAACAAATCGCAAGCATGTTGCCAAAGCATCAAGAGCTAATCTGCGTCTCGTAGTGTCAAACCCCGATCAAGCGTTCGAGCCCATCCCGGTTCCGCACCCGAAAGCATCCATTGAGCCGCTGAAGGCTCAGACCCCCAACCAAGAGCGGTACATCAAGGCGATCAAGTCGTCCACGCTGGTGTTCGGCACGGGTCCAGCCGGTACAGGCAAGACCTACATCGCCGGGGCTCTTGCTGCTGAGTCCTACCTGAGCGGTGCAGTCGAGAAGATCATCATCACCCGGCCCGCGGTCGAAGCAGGCGAGAGCATGGGCTTCCTGCCGGGCGAGCTCGACGAGAAGTTCGAGCCGTTCATCCAGGCGTTCCGCTCGGTCCTGACCGAGCGCCTGGGCAAGGGGCACGTCGACTACCTGCTGAAATCCGGCAAGATCGAAGCGCAGCCCCTTGCCTACATGCGCGGGCTGACCTTCCGCAACTCCTTCGTCATCATGGACGAGGCGCAGAACGCCACGCCCACGCAGATGAAATTGTTCCTGACCCGCATCGGTGAGCCCTGCAAGGTGGTCGTCAATGGCGACCTCGACCAGCAGGACATACACGGCAAGAGTGGGCTCGAGGATGCCATCAACAGAATCGGGTACATCCCTGCCGTCAAGGTCGTTCGCTTCTGTATGGACGACGTTGTGCGATCCGGGTTGGTCAAGGAAATCGTCGGAGCTTACGCTGCGCCGCTACCCGTTGGGTAAAAAGCGACTTTCCTAAGTATTAGGAACTACTCTTCTGTATGTAAGAGTAGAAGGTAAAAGGTTATAGGGAAATGGGAAATTACCCAAATTTGCCGAGCGTGAACTACCCCGGAAAGGGGAAGGCTCGTGGAGAGAATGAACTGGACTCGCTCCGGTTCGTCGCCAAAGAACTCTCCCTTCGCGAGTCCGAGCTGTACCGGACGAAGTGGTTCGACTACCGGCTCATGCATCATGTCGAGGCAACCCGGTATTGGGCTTTCTGCTATTCAGAAGCGGTGCGTACCTTTTGCACGCTCGCTCATGACGCCTCGAAGTCCGCCGATCTGAAGACCTTCGATGACCGGGACGCGCTGCGCACTCGAGAGGCAAGTGCCTGTGTCACTGCCCGCCAGGGGCTCGACCAGATCGGGTGTCGCTACCCGTGGGCGATGATGTGGTACGTCCACCGATTCTCCGACCGTGGGTGGCTCGCAATGCCCCGGCCCAACCAGCTCTACAGCGAAGAGCTGCTGCTTGATTTGCGCGACGCATGGGCGATTGAGTGCAGGGCAAGTCTGCAACGCCCCAGCGCGCCCGTTTTCCGGGCCTCTGGGCGTGCCGGAATGCGCAGTGAGTACGCGGAGTGGGCGATGGACCAAGCGGCGCTCAGAAGCTCATCTGGACAGCTCTGGATGCCCCTGTCAACGCTGCTACGCGAAGGCTACCTTGACCCCGAGCACATCGAGTCGAGGTTCGGCACGCAGACCCTGGCGAGGGTTCGTTCCGCGCTGGGGCACACTCACCCCTAACTTACTTCTATACTACCCCGGTCACCTTTCATCACGTCACAAGGAGTTGTTTGTATGTACGAAGTCAATCCCCGCCCCGTTGGGAACGGCGGGCATGGTTCTGGGCGTCCTCACAAGCCGACGCTCTATGCGCCGAAGCCGCGAGAGACGGGTCACGAAACGGTCCTGCGGGCGATCCAGAAGGACGGCAGGGCGATCCACATCCAGCTTCTGGATGACGCCACGGTCTTGAGTGGAAAGTTGATAGCCCGAGACAAGTTCACCTTGTCCGTGGAATGCACCAACGGCGTCGTGATGGTGCTCTTCAAGCACGCCATCCGATGCTTCTGGGCTGACCCGAAGACCAACGACTAAGGATTTTCCGAATGACTGTTGCCGTTCAAGCGGCTGCGGAGCCCACCCCGTCTGTTGCGGGGCTTGAGGAACTCGAGCAGCCGAAGTACGAATTCGACGCTGCGTTTCAGACGAAGATTGCCGCGCTGTGTGTGCGCGACACTCAGTTCATGCAGCGAGTCGACGGGCTGGTTCGGCCCGAATACTTCGAGAATCGGATCGAAGCGTGCTGGGTGTCGATCGCGTGCCGGTACTACCAGAAGTACAAGCGCGTTCCGGCTGACGCGACCATCTACGCTCGTCTGATCAAGGAAGACATCGCAGCGAAGATCATCGACCAGACGGTCGCCGGGATGATGATTCGGCAGTACAAGGATGTGCTGCTGACATCGGATGTGTCCGACCGCGACTTCGTGATCGACGAGGTTGCGACGTTCGCTCGCCACCAAGCGGTGAGTGCCGCGATCTTGCAGTCGGTGTCCGATCTGGACCGGCGTGACTTCGATCGCATCAGCAAGGTGCTACGCAAGGCGCTCGATGTCGGGTCGAACAGCGACGGCGAAATCTACGACTTCGGGGAAGCCATCGCGCATCGCACGAGCGAACGCCTCGAGCGGGCGGCGGGCAACCTGCCGCCCACCGGGATCACCACGGGGTACGCCGAAATCGACACCACCCTGTACCACAAGGGATGGGGTAAGGGCGAGCTGTCGGTGATCATGGGTGGGGCGAAGGCGGGCAAGACGACCTTCCTGCTCGACTCCGCACTCCGGGCGGTCGGCGCAGGGCACAACACCCTGTACGTCACGCTTGAGGTCAGTGCGAAGATTCTCGCTGAGCGATGTGACGCAAACGTGTCGGACACGCCGGTTATGGAGCTGGGCGGGAACATCCATGCGGTCAAGACGAAGGTGCAGGACTTCATGACCCGCTCGGGGGCGCGGCTGGTGATCAAAGAGTTCCCCACCGGGAGCGCCACCGTCAGCGATCTTCGGCGTCTCGTCGAGCGCTTCAAGTCGCGCGGACTTGTCTTTGACTTGGTGGTGGTGGACTACGCCGACATCATGGCGCCCGAGCGTTTCACCGACAACACGCAGGAGAACAGCAAGAGCGTCTACGTGGGCTTGCGGGGCTTGGCGATGCAGGAGGGGTTCGCACTACTCACCGCTACCCAGACCAACCGCGAGGGCTTCAAGGCGGCGGTCGCAAAGGCTGAGCACGTTGCGGAAGACTTCAACAAGGTGCGGATCGCCGACATCATCATTTCGATCAACAAGAACGAGGAAGAGCGTCAGGCACAGCAGGCACGTCTGTACTTCGCTGCGTCCCGGAACCAAGCGGGCGGGTTCACGATCCGCATCGAGCAGAAACTTGAGTGCATGCGGTTTGTGTCTCGCGTCGTGGGTTACGAGTAAACGATTGCGCAATCGTTTGTACTCTGTTAGAGTAAGCCACGGCTGACTTATGGTGCGCGACATGAATGATGACGAAGAGGTTTGGCGTGATGTGCCCGGGTGCGTGAACACCCAGGCGTCTAGCTTGGGTAGGGTGCGAACCCTCGGAAAAGGGCGGTGGACCGTCCGCAAGACGCATATTGGCACGCACGGCTACCTAGTTGCAAATGTCCAGCGTCTAAGGGACGGAGTGCCTGTCCGTGGAATGGATACGGTGCATGCAATGGTCTGTAAGGCATTTCATGGGCCTCGCCCGCCCGGCATGTATGCGTTGCATCGGGACGACTGCAAGTTGAATAACCTCCCGTCGAACCTTCGTTGGGGTACGCCTGGGGACAACCTCAATGACCAAAAGAAGAACGGCAAGTTCGGATGGCATGGAGTTAAGAAGCTGTCGGTCGAGTGTGTTCGTGAGATAGATGCGCGACTCACGGCTGGCGTCGACTACGCCTTGATCGCAGAGGAATTTGGAATCACGAAGAGCTATGTCAACGCCATTGCTCGAGGGGCGTACTACGCCGCCGTTACTGGGCGATCGTCAGAAGACATCAACCCCGATCGGAGACGCGGGGAGGTGTTCGGGACTCTGAACAGGGAGATGGTTATGGAAATCACGATGATGCTGGACGCGGGCTTGCCGCAAAAGCTGATCGCGAAACGCGCTGGGGTCACGCCGCAGAATGTGTCGTCGATCAACCGCGGCGAACTGTGGTCGTGGCTCACTGGGCGCTCCCCGGAGACGGCTCGTCGCCCGCTGAAGAAAGGCGAGTTCGCTCGTCAAGCGGGTGATCGGTTATGAGTGATGCACTTGCGGCACCTGAAACCTTGCCGGTCGAGGCACTGATCATGGTCGGGCTGGTCTTGAGGTTCCAGCCGATGTCGGAGAGCTTCGAGTACGCAGCGGCATGTCGAGCAGAGCTGTTCAAGCGTTCGCCAGGGCAGAGCGTCGACACTTCTGGTCATGCAACAACGTGACGATCTTGGTGAGCTGCTTGAGCACCTAGACATCGAGCACTGGCTGGACGCGAATGGGGTCGACTACATCAAGGCCCGTGGTCGCTCTGGTCAGCAGCTCAATGTTCAGGTGTGCCCCGTTTGTGGCAACGAAGACCGCAAGGTCTACCTGAATGCCGAGACGGGGCTGGGGAACTGCTTTGCGGGCTCGCACCCACCTGGGCAGAACTTCAACAAGTGGCGCTTCATCAGGGCGCACCTGGGCGAACTCTCGAACGCAGAGGTCATTCGACACATCCGCGCATTCGTCGAGCAGTCCGGGTGGCGCCCCAGACGAGTCTCGAGCGCGACGGTGGAGCAGCCGGTCAAGCTGGTGTTGCCTGCGAGCGTTCCACTACCCCATGAGGGGAGGAATCTGAAGTACCTGACAAATCGCGGCATCACGCCCGAGATGGCTCGGTACTTTCACTTGCGCTATTGCATCAGCGGCGTCTTCCCGTACTTCGACGACGGGCGGCTGCGTCAGATGGACTTCAGCGACCGGGTGTTGATCCCGGTGTTCGACCTGAACGGCACGATGGTGAACTTCCAGGGACGCGACACGACGGGGCAGAGACAACCGAAGTACCTGTTCCCGCCGGGCCTGTCCGCGACCGGCAACCACCTGCTCAACGGGCAGAATGTTGTAGCTACAAAAAAGGTCGTGGTGGGCGAGGGCGCCTTCGATGTGATCGCACTGAAGATGGCTCTCGACGAAGATGTTGCGTTGCGCGACGTAGTGCCCATTGGCACCTTCGGCAAACACCTGTCCTATGGCCCCGGCGACACCCAGGAAGCGAAGTTCCTCGAGCTGAAGCGCCGTGGGGTCGAAGACATCGTGTTCATGTGGGACGGAGAAGAGGCTGCGACTCGCGCCGCAATCGAAGCTGGGCTGCGTCTGAAGGGGCTGGGCTTCTCGGTGCGTGTGGCGCTCTTGCCAGCGAACAAAGATCCTAATGAGGTTCCGGGCGACGTAGTGCGCAAGTGCTACTACGAAGCTGCGTCACTCACGATGCAGTCGGCAGTGCAGATCCTCTATCGTCGCAAGTCAGCGTCCTAAGTCACTATACTTCTATCATGTCCGCTCCACGGTTCAGGGTTGAGATCCGGTATGCAGAACACGCCACGGACGGCGATAAGTTCTACAAGGTCATGACCGTCAAGTCAGTGACAGGTGATAAGTCATTCGCGCTTTACAACTATGGCCCAAGGGCTGTCCACATGGGGCTCGATGCAATGTCGACCGGCTCGACCATGATCGACCCAACTGTTGAGCGTGGATCGCAAGCCGGTTTACCGAAGTGGAACCAAAAGAGAGACAAGGGCTACACCAGAAATTCTCAAACCAAGACTGTTGAATTCGCCACAGGCGGCGAGCTTGCAGACTACATCACTAAGTATGTAGGGACAAAGTGTCGAACAGAGGCGCTTCGTCACGCACGAAGCGAGTCGTTCGTGGGCGTGCTTGCCGCAACGCCCGAACCACCGCCTCCCATCGAGCCGTCGCTACTCGATCAACATGATGACTTCGGAACGTGGTGACTTCGAGTTCTTCTGCGAGATGCTGCCCGAGCCGATTGAGCAACAGGTCAGACTGATGCAGATTCAGACCATCGCGAGAATGATCGCCAACATCGCTCGCGCGAACGAAGAGTTGGAGCAAATTGCCGACACCCAACCTGGGTGGGGCGAGTGGTAACAAGGAAAGCAATGAATAGCTCAGAGATTTTCGACGCCATCGAGCGCATCGCAACCGAGTCTTCCAAGAAGGAGAAGGAGGCCCTGGTGCGCGAGTTCGCGCAAGACCCGGAGTTCCTGCGGGTGCTGAAACTCGCATACGACCCCTTCTTGACCTACGGGGTTGCCGAGACGACGCTCAAGGGTCTGGACGCCGGCGGGTTCGGCACCGAAGATTTCGACGACACGACCTGGGCGTGCTTCGACAAGCTGAGCACCCGGACGCTCTCAGGGACCGCCGCTCAGGAAGCGGTTGAGAAGGAGTTCCGTCGCCTGAATCGCCCCAGCTCGATCCTGCTGCGCCGCGTCTTGTTGAAAGACTTGCGCGCAGGGTTTGGTGAGAACACGATCAACAAGGCGAAGCCCGGGGCGATCCCGGACTTCCCCTACATGCGATGCAGTCTGCCCGAGTCGTCCAAGATCGACGAGTGGGATTGGTCGCTGGGTGTGATCAGCCAGGAGAAGGCTGACGGGATGTTCGTCAACGTCAACCTCGACAAGACCGAGGCGCTGTGGTTGACGACGCGCCAGGGGTCGCCCATTCCGCTCGATCGTCTGGGTGACCTTCCCAACCAGATCGCCGATGTCTTCGACCCCGGCACCCAAACACACGGCGAGCTGCTGGTTTGCGATGTCGAGGAAGACATGCGCGTACTGCCGCGAGAGCAGGGCAACGGCATGCTGAACTCGATCCTCAAGGGCGGGGCGCTTGACCCGCGCTACGTCGTCAAGCTGAAGGTGTGGGACCAGATTCCGTTGACTTCGGTCGTGCCGAAAGGTAAGTACACGCTTCATTACGTTGACCGGCTGAAGAAGCTGATCGGGCAGATTCACAAGCCGTGTCACCACGGCAAGATCGATCTGGTTGAGCTGATCCAGACGCAGGTTGTTCGCACTCGCCAGGAAGCGCAAGCGCACTTCATGAAGATGCTGCGCGAAGGCAAGGAAGGGACGATCGTCAAGAACCGTCACGCGATCTGGCGCGACGGAACCTCGAAGGATCAGGTGAAGTTCAAGCTCGAAGTTGATGTCGATCTGCGCATCGTCGGCTTTGTCGAGGGCAGTGGAAAGAACGCTGCGACCTTCGGCTCGATCCTCTGCCAGAGCGGATGTGGACAGCTCGAGGTCGCCGTGTCGGGCTTCTCGGACAAGCAGCGCGACGAAATCTCACTGGCCCGCGACACCTTCATCGATACGATCATGACGGTGCGGGCCAATGCGATCATGCGGCCATCTGCTGAAAACGGGAAGCATTCGCTGTTCCTACCCCGGTGGGTGGAGTTTCGCAACGACAAGGTGATCGCTGACCACCTTCACCACATCGAAGCGCAGTTCGGCGCAGCGGCTGGAGTTGCGGCATGATTGACCCGAGGAACCTCGACCAGATCACCCAGGCGCACCCGGTGCCCTGGCGGTTCATGACCACCCCAGGCTTCCAGCAGGGCGGCGCACGCATCGTCTGTGTGGATGCCGCCGGCAAAGAAGTCTTGCTGAGTGTGATGATGCGGGTCGTGGACATCGTGACTACCAAGATCGCCACACAACCTCAACCACAATCCCAACCTCAGTAAGTCACACATGAGCAAAGTCATCATCACCATCACCGGCCCGAGCGCCTCGGGCAAGTCCACTCTCGAGGCAATGCTGGTCGCGCACCCCGAGTTCTGTCGGGTGGTGTCGACAACCACGCGCGTCAAGCGGGCCAGCGAGACGGATCAGTCCTACTACTTCGTCACCCCAGAGCAGTTCGAGGCGACGGAGTTCGTCGAGTCTGTTGAGTTCAACGGTCATCGCTACGGCGTGTCCGTCGCCGAAATCAGTCGCATCAAGGCGCTGGGCAAGACCCCGGTGGTGGTGGTGGAGCCGCAGGGTCGGGAGCAGATCGAAAGATGGGCGCTCGACAACGAGATGTTCTCCATCGCGATCTTCGTGAACGGAAGCATCAAGACCCGCCTGCGTCGACTGGTTCAGCGCTTCATCGGGGATCGTTTCATCGGCAAGACGGACTTCACTGACAAGCAGATCGACGCCTTTGTTGACCGTCTCGCGGTCGCCACTGGGGAAGAGCTGGAGTGGAGTGACGACTACTGGAAGTACGACATCGAGATTGAATCCTTCGAGGCGAGCAACACCGCCCGTGTGTTCGATTCGCTGCTCTCCCTGCTCAGGGAGCAGATCGCCTCCGCTGTGAGTTGGGATGATGCTGGGGTTCCTGACCGGACGGTGATCGCATGAGTGCTCCCGACTGGGTTCGCTACGTTGCGGCCAACGCACTCATCAGTCGTGATGAGCTGGTTGAATGGCTTGGGATCGACTGTCGCGACATCCTTCCCATGATCAGGAATCATGGGTTGCCACCGCCTCGCATCCGCTCAATCAAGATGCAGGGTCACAACGATCGACTTCCTGCGCACAGCACCCCTCGGATTACCTCGAAGGCCCGCTGGAGAGCCGGGGAGGTTCGGGCGTGGGTTGCCGGTCATGGCGGCGCGCTCAAGCCAGAGGATTCACGGTAAGACGTAGGTATGATCCCTCTAAGGAGGGATCATGCAGACGCTCATTCCACGCAGCGGCTATGTCGTCTTCACCACGGGCGATCTGGTTGAAGGATTGTCGTTTCTCAAGACGGTGGAGCGACGCGCCACTGTGTTCGGCATGGAGCAGCGCCTTCCCGCGAGGAAGGTCGTCGCCTTGTCGCGTACAGCGGTCACCATGATGCCGCTGACTGACCTTGCTCGGTCGATGGTGGACGCCCAGGTGCCGCACCCGAAGCTGCCCTACCTGTTCTGGACTCACTCGCAGGATGGGAAAGTGATGCCACTGCTGGACCTCGAGGCGAAAGTCCGCACCGCATTCGGCGGCATGAGCTGGAGCGACCTCCAGGCCGCGTATACCGGCATGGTGCAGGTTGACGCTGAAGCGGAGCTGCGGTCCTTTCGTGCCGCGTTCGCGACTTGCGGGTAGCGAACGCGCTCTGTCGGGCGCGATTCGCTATACTTCGCAGTAAGTAATGAGTGAGTTCGCCATGATTTCCCAAGGACAACCGATCAGCATCTTCTCGGTGGACGAGGTAGCGGCGCTACTGCGTTGCTCCGCGTACACCGTGGAAGAAGCCGCTCGCAGCGGCGACCTTCCAGGCATCAAGCCGGGTGGTAGCTGGATCTTCCCCAGCGATGCACTTCAACGACGCTTGAATGAGAAGGCGCTTGAGGAAGCTGCTGCGCGGCGCAGCCCTGGTATAAAGGAGGCCCCGCGAGCGGTCGCCGTGCAGCCTATCAAGCCCACCCGTGGGCGTCAGCGCACTCCGATCCCAGCCTGTCTCCGGGAACCAGAATTGGTAGCAAGTTCGGTAGCAGTGCGCTAAGTGGTTGATTTATAAGGCGTGATTCGGATTGCAAATCCGGTCAGCGGGGTTCGACTCCCCGTCGCGCCTCCAGAAAACACCAAGTAAATCAACGACTTAGGCGAAGCTCCTCGAATGAGTCGAGCTACCAGGGCGCCGAAAGTTGCTCAAAATTGCTGCAAATCAGGCCGAAATGGGCACGAATTGGTAGCAGTGCTACCACTCATTCGGATCTGAAAGTCCGTCAAGCCGTGTAAGATGGCCCTCGTCGGAGGGTTCGTCGCATGGCTACCAGCATCCAAGAGCGCAACGGGAAATACCAGATTCGGATTAGGCACCGCCTGCTTCCGAAGATGTATATCGCCACCGTCGATACGGAAACTGAGGCGGCGGCGATCAAGAGTCGTCTGTGTCTGATGCTTGACCAGGGCGTTGTCCCGGCAGAGCTGCTTCAGGTCACCAAGGAGCACCGCAACGACGAGCTAGTGGTGACGGTGGTCAACGCCTACCTCGAGCGCGCCACCGCGCTTACGGACAGCGACAGCGAGCTGCTTTCCACGATGCGCGGCGAGCTGGTCGATCTGCGAGTGTCGGGCGTGACCTTCCAGTGGGTCGAGGGCTGGGTACGCCGCATGAAGGTCGGCGAGAAGACCAACTACGCCCCGAGCACGATACGCAAGCGTGTGGGCGCACTCGCTCGCGTGTTGGATTGGCACTTCCGTCAGATCACACCGCCCAACGAAATGCTGCCGGGTAACCCGCTACGGGCGTTGCCGAGGGGCTACAGCGCCTACACATCAACGGATGCCCGCGAAGCACTGCGCAACGGGCTGGATGAGCGACGCGACACTGCTCGGGCGCACAGGTTGGGCGCCGAGGTTGAGGCGCGTATTGAGCGCATCCTGGCAGGTGAGAAGCGTCCTGATCGCGAGCGTCCGTGGCCCACCGATCCGCACTTTGAGATGTTGTACCGGCTGATTGTTGACACCGGGCTGCGCTTGTTCGAGGCGTACCGGATGACCGTTGACCAGATCGACTACAGCTCGATGTTGCTCAACGTGAAGGGCTCGAAGGGCCGTGTGGGTGAAACGAAGGAGCGCTTTGTCGTGCTCAAGCCCGAGCTGGGCGCTCGTCTCAAGGCGTACTGCAAGGCGCAGGGTCGCAAGTCGGGTGAGCGCATTTTCCCGTTCTGGGACGGAAGACGCGAGACGAGGGCGAATTGCTCAAGCCGGCTGTCTGCACGCTTCAAGACGCTATTCGACTATGCGGGTGCCCCGCACTTGGTTGAACATGATCTACGACACGAAGCGACGTGCCGATGGGTCACGCTTCAGAAGGATGGACGCTGGGTGTTCTCCAGCACCGAAATCTGCCAGATGATGGGCTGGACAGATATGAGAATGATGTTGCGCTACGCATCCCTGCGTGGCTCGGACCTGTCGGGTCGACTCTAGATCGACCCGATCTTCAGGCCCGCTTGCGAATGTTCTTCGGCAGGCGCTCGAGCGCCTCGATGTGTGCCCGGTTGCTCGCCACATCCCGCTGGACACACTCCCGGACTGCGGTGGTGATGGTTTCGCGGTTCTCTTCGGCCATCACGTTCGGGATAAGCCCGTCAGCGGCCTGACGCATGACGCCAATGACTTGCATCTCTTCGTCGGACACATCCCATTGGTCATCGAGGATGTCGTTGATCATGTCCCAGGTTTCCGGCATGTACTCAGACATGACGATTCGCAGGAAGTATCGCGGATCAAGCCCGAGCGTCTGCGCAAGCAGCTTGACCTTGCTGAGCGGCAGCTTGGTGTTTCCCTGCTTGAACATGGTGATCACATTGGGGTTCTCGTAACCGATTTCGGTGGCGATCTCTCGCTGTGATTTTGGAGATAGCGCCAACTGTTGCGTGATGAAGTCGGCAACGCTGACCCCACTCTTGCTCTTTGGACTTGTCTTGAGAGACGATTTCATCGGCTCCTCCTTGTGCCGTACACCGGACACGGGTTAGATCACTTCGATCTATGCTGTAGTGTATCGCTTACTGCTTACTGACTTCAGAGAACTAAATAGGTACTTACCCTAGCGTGTCTTTAAGTGTCTATTTGTATACTTACGCTTTTGGTCGTTGGAGAGAAAATTGAGAATCATCAAGACAGACACTGAAGTGATCGTGGGCCTCATCGAGACAGGGGTCGTTCTCAGCCATGAGGACATGGGTGACTCTATGGTGACTTACTTGAGACACCCGCAACAAGGTCACATCCTTTGTCACCAGTCGAGCGGGGGTCAGTCCTACTACGTGACGATCCTGGGTCAGCCAGCATAGGGTGCGTACAGTTCAACTATCGCAACGAACGTAGTTTCTCACACATGAGAGTCAACAGTCGGATCATGGTTATTCGCGACGCAACTGAGGCGGTTGTGTCGATGCTTGCCTCGCGTCGAATCCGCGTGACCCAGCAGGGGATGGGGGCCTTCGTTGAGTGGCACCCCACCACGCACCAACCGATTCGGGTCAACGTGCCGAACCTGCCCGACGATGCGTCGGACGAGTTGATCGACGCCGTGCAGGGCTTCATCGATCATGAAGTAGGTCACCTGTTGCATACCAACCCAAAGGTGTCCGCAGAGGCGCACGCGCTGGGCGAAGAAATCAAGCAGCTCGAGAACGCCATCGAAGACCCGCGTATCGAGCAAAAGCAGACCCGGACGTTCAAGGGCGCTGCCTTCAACCTCGCGAACACCGGGCGTTTCGTGATCCGGGAAATCGTGGAGCCGGGTTACCGCTCGGCGAAGAACTCGGGCGACACCGAGGGCGCCCTGGCGCACCTGATCATGCCCATGATCCGCGCCACTTGCGGTCAGCCTGAGTGGATCGAGTTCATGAAGGACAAGTGGCCCGAGGTTCAGGGTATTGTCGACCGCGCCGGTCCTGCGCTCATGGATCAGATTCGCAACTGTCTCTCGACCGAGGATGCGCTGAACTGCGCGAAGGAACTGCACAAGGCGATCGGCAAGATGACGCCGCCGCCCCCGCAGCCGCCCGAGCCCCAGAAGGGCAAGTCCTCTGCCGAGTCCGAACCCGGTCAGGGCGAGCAGGGTGGTGGATCGCAGAAGGGCGAGAAGCAAGAAGGCAAGAAGGGCAAGGGCCAGAAGCAGAAGGAGCAGCCCAAGCCGGAAGAGGGTGAGGAAGAAACGCCCGCTGGCGGGAAGGGTGAAGATGAAGAGCAGGGCGAGCCCGAGCCGCAAGAGCAAGGTGCTGGCTCCGACTCCCCGGAAGGTGAGGAACAGGAGCCTGAAGAGGGTGACGACGGATGCGACGAAGCTCCGCAGAACGCCGCGATCGACGGAAAACGCATTCTGAAGGCGCTACGCTCGCTGGAAGATTACGACGAGAGCATTTCCAAGGCGATCAGCGCCCGTGCCTTCAACGAGGCGAAGGGGTCTGACTACATCGTTTTCACCCGCGACGAGGATGAAGTTGTCGAGATGCCGATCACGCCCAACGCGGTTGCCGCCATCCCGCAGATGGAGCAGGAAGTTGACGCGATGATCGGGCCGCTGTCGCGTGAGCTGGAACGAATCATCGTTGCCAAGAGCGCGTCGTTCTGGACCGGGGGTCACCGCAAGGGGCGTCTGCACGGCGCATCCCTGTCGCGTTTGCGTCTGGGTCGCGATGACGTTTTCCGTCAACGCCACGACTCGAACACGAAGAAGGTTGCCTTCTCGATCATGATCGACAACTCCGGTTCGATGCATTCGATTGCTTCCGGGAAGATCAAGACCGCCGCGTTCAGTGCCTATGCGCTTGCGTCGATGCTGGATCGACTTCAGATCCCCAACGAAGTTATCGGCTTCACCACCAAGGCGTACAGCGCGGAGGTTCTGGACGCCATGCGCAAAGACCCACTGCTGAACAGTTACGCGCGGGCGAACGCACTGTTTGTGCCGATCTACAAGTCGTTCAACGAGCGTGTGACTACCGATGTCAAGGCGCGCTTCGTCAGTGCAGTGCAGAACTACGATCTTGCGGACTACAACGTGGACGGCGAGTCGCTGATGATCGGACTGCGTCGAGTCCTGACCCGCCCTGAGAAGCGTCGAATCATGATCGTGCTGAGCGATGGTCGCCCAGCGACACGGGGCAACGGCGACCTCGACGCGCACTTGCGCGCAGTGGTCAAGACGATCCAAGGCGCGGGCGTCGAGCTGTTCGGTATCGGCATCTGCGACGAAAGCGTGCGCAACTTCTACCCGCGCCATGTGGTCATCCAACGGGTTGACCAGCTTCCAGGCGCGGTGATGGGCGAACTGCGTCGGTTTGTGCTTCAGCAGTAGTCGGCAAGTAAGTCTATAATGACTTCAGGGTCAGCCAAGAAGGTGACCCCACAATGTCATCTGTCGCGGGCAAGTCGCCCGGTTGTCATAAGTAAGGAGTGAAATGAGCGCCATACAGTGCAAGCTCTGCGGCGAAGCTGTTCATTCGATTCAGCTTCACTTGGGCAAGACCCACCAGGGGGTCGGCGTGGATGACTACATCCGTCGCTTCCCCGGGGCGCCGACCCTGAGTGAAGAGGCGAAGGAACGTCTGCGTCAAGCGGGCAAGACCATCCCGGAGCACCAGCCCGCGCCAGTGAGCGCAACGTCCAATGCTGATTCCACGATCAGCACCAGCGCAATGAACATCAAGCCGCATCACATCCAGAAGAAGCCGTTGCACGAAGTCTTCGGGCTCGAGAAGAACGCCGACACGCTCAACGGTCGCGGCGAGCCCATCCCGGTCAGCACCTTTGCGGT